ACCGCCAATTTCCAGCCACAGGCGGACAGATAAAGTGCCGAGGTTTACGGACGATTCGATTGTTGCCGCAAAAGAAGGCGTTACAGACACTTTACCCATCGCGGAAATAGTGTTCGACACAACAATGCCTGTAAGCGGTATCTTGGCGGATTCTTGCCCTTTTGCGAAGGTGTAGGTATGTGATTGCGAAACGCCGAGAAGGTTGACGGTCTGGATGTACTTGCCGCCACCCTCGGTGGCGATAACGCCATCGTCCGCAGGGTTCTCTGCGAGTGCCACCTCATCAAGCCTCTGGCTATCCGCGGCGAACCGCGTGGACGGATAGTATTCGTCCGTTGGTTGCATCGCTGCACGAAGCTGCCCGGCAGTCATACCTTCGAGCGAGGGGTAGATTTCTTCGTAGTCGCCAGAACCATCGAAATAAATGGTCTTGGGGCGCAATCCGTATTTCGCAACAATATCCTCCGAAGCCTCAAGAAAAGCCTTTCGAGCATCCTTCATTTCGTCCGTCTCTCCCCATTCGGAAAGAGGAATCATAAGGTTGGGGATATAGACACTCTCGGCATCCTTGATAGCTGGCGTGAGGTTGTTGTAGTACCGAGCGATGAGATTTCGCGTAGAACCGTAGGCGTAGATGCGCGTTGCGAGGTCGTTCTTTTGGCTCTGCTCTTTCTTGATGAGCGTAAGTCCATTGCCGACACCGTATGCAAAAAGGTTTGTGGTGTTGTCCCTATCTTGTACGTTCGGGCGACCGATGGTGATGGTGTTCACACCGTTCTCCACAGAATACATCCACCCGATTCCCTTCCATTGGCTATAAATCTGCGAGAGGGCATCGAGGCAAGTTCCGTCCGAAAGGCTAAACTCCTTCGTTTCGAGCATCAGCGCACGGAGTTCTGAATCCGATGTGTCAAACACGCGGATAACCCAAGCACCCTCGCCGTAGAAGGAATCCATATTCGCTTGAATACGCCTTGCGATGCCGTAAACATCCTCGTAGGTGGAGACTTCCGGCAGGGTGGTGAAGTGAATCTGGTTGTCCGAGATAACGAGGTCGCGGAATGGCGCTATCTCAAGGTCTTTCGTGGCGCAGAAGAACTGCACATCCTTATACACGAAGGAATCCCCAGCAGCGTTGGCGACCGCCTGTTTCGTAGGGTACGGGATGGAGTATAGCTTGTAGCGAAAACCCGTGCGCCCATAGTCCACATAGTCGCCAATCTGCCACGAAATCTTTGTTGGGGATGCTATCTCGCGGAACTCCAGATACGCAGGCTTGAGGTGCGAACCGCGATATACGGGTGCGCCAGAATAACGTACCGTAGAACCATTCGCGGAGTATATGGAGAACCTTGCCATTATGTTGTCGCCTCCACGATTGAGCCGTTACTGAGCGTCATATTGGTAATCGGGTCGTTGACCTTCAACACCATATCGAAGATAAGTCGGCATCGTCCGTCCCAATTGGAGAAGTTTCCCTCCGCAATCTCGCGGAACTCACTTACGCGAACCTTTTGGAAACCGAACTTCGTCCAGTCGTCATAGATTCGGAACTCGCCCTGTGCAATGAAGTTCTGGAAGTTGCGAATCTGCTTCTTCAACTCCGCACGGGAGGTTGCGGAATCCGACTCCCGCGTAAGGATGACGCATTTGAATGTGAGAGTGAACGCCTCATAGAAAAGATGGTCGGTGTATTCGTCATCGCCGTGCTGGTCTTTCCAGTTGTTCTTGTATGGCTCTTTTACCTTCCGCTTGGACGGATACTCGTGAGCCTTTATCGTGATACCATAGACGGTCTGGATATTGACCGCAGAGGCATCAATATCGCGCTGGATGTAGAAGGGCGCGTAATCTGAAAGAAGTGGAACGTAAATAGCCATACTCTTGTGTCAAAGGTATCTATATTTGAACCTCAAAGGGAAACATTTGTTTCTCTTTGTTTCACTAAGCCGGATAGGAACGGAAACCCCTGCCGCTGCCCTCGTTGACGATTACGCCCTGCAACTCAACGAGTATCTGCCGTGTACTCTGTTCGATATTGGCATTGTGGGCCGCTATCTTCATAATGTGGTCGTTGAGGGTCGGGAGTACACCGATTGCGTCAGCGATGTTCGATACGCTGCTCCACCCTTGCTGTGCAAGAAGCCTCATCATCGACACATCCGCACGGATAGCGTTGAGGTATGATGCGAGAAGGTTTGCGGTATCCTCGGTTATTCCCTTGATGCCGTTTGCGAGAGTGCCATCATTGCCTTCTTTGTTGAAGTAGGGGTCGAACACCTTGAGGATTTCTTCGTAAAGCGGCTGCATATCCGCGATACGCTGCATATCGTCCGCGATGGTCGCCATAGCGGATTCGTACTCGCCACCCATAAACTGACGGGTCAGCTCCTTTATGTGGTCGTCCGTGAAGATGTCACCCACAATTGCGGACTGGATAACCATTTTGGCGTAAGACTTCGCCACGTCATCAAGAATGTCGGCGTAATCAAGGGCGGCATCTCCCGCGCTTATCCATTGCTCAACGATGGCATCCGATGCGTCTCGTGCGATATTCCCAAAAATATCCTTCATCACATCCTCTACCGATTTCATCGCCTTCGCGTAATCCTCCGTGTATTGCAACCAGTCCTCAAGAATATCTTTCGACGCAGAACTCAATCCATTGTAGTTGAGGACGATTTTCAGCAACTCCGCATTGATATTTCCGAACTCATCGTACAATTCCAACCCAAGAGCGCTGGCTTCCTGTGCGAGATTGAAATCACGGGAAGAAAACCACCCTGTTTTCATCGAAAAAGCATAGCTCGTGATGTCGAAGTCCGGCCTCTTAATGTGGTACATACCGCGCTGACCCGATACCTTTCCATACTTACTCATCGCATCGGTCAACTCATTTATAACATCAACCGCGTTCTGAATTTTCCTTATGGAGTTCGTTCCGAAGATGGTATCCACGCCATCTTCAAGCATCGTGTCATAAATAACTGACTTCGCCTCTTGGACTGCATCTATAAGAACCTGCGCCATTTCGACTCCGGCCTCCTCCATTGCGATGGATTCTTTAATGAAAATGAGGAAAACCTTAATAATCATTGTAATCCAATCAGCGGATTGGGCGAGGTCTCCCGCATCTTCCGCCACATCGCCCATAGAATCGCCCAATTGTTGCGAATCCCCAATGAGAGAACGCATAAGCGATTCATTTTCGGTCAATGCCGTTCCGATTTCCTCCACCACACCAAGAACGTGTCCAACGCCAGATAGTATATCATTGTCGGTCGCTTCACCCATTTGAATAATGGCCTCGCTAATGCCACTAAACGCACTTGCGAGTTTCTTAACGGACTGCACGTTCTTATCACGGATAACAAGGTCAATCTTCTTGAGAGCATCACCGCGCAATTTGTCAAGAACCTCGGAAAACCTTTCAAGGGTGTCGGGGTCTTTGATTGTTTCCGCGATAGCAGCGGGGAATGTCAAACGCATCAGTTCGGAGCGGATTGTCTGGAGTTGCGATATAGTCTTGTCATTCCAGTTCGTGAGGTCAAGGCCACCCGTCATAGCCTTAAACAAATCGTCGGCTTTCGCCACAATCTGCTCATTCGACATCTTCTCGTTCGCCTTCTTCTCCAGAGCCATTCGCTCTCTCCACGCGGCAATCTGCTCCTCACGCCACTTCTTCCAATAGGAATCAACCAATTCGTCTTGACCCTTCTCGTCGAGCAATCCGAGACCCGTCATTGCGGAGAACTCGCCGGAGTGTTGTGCAACAATTTCAAGTTTCTTGGCAACCTCTCCCTTGTCAAGTTCATCAATAAACTTTTTAAGGTCTTTGTCCGCCTTGAGGTTTTTGTTTGTAAAGTCAACAAGAATCTTGGAAATCTGCGCGGCCACGCCCTCTCCTTCAATGCCGAAGTCTTTGGCGAGGTAGTCCGCAAGCATTTCGGTGGCCTTATCCTGTGCCGCGAGGGACTTCTTGAGGTCTTGGGCGGTGTCTTTGCCGAGAGTGGCACGGAGGGATTCTGCGGCTTGCTGGCCTTCTTCACCAAGTTCCGCGAGTTTTACGATGATGCGGTCAAGCTGGGTATCGAAATCGGTGCTGGAGAATTTGATTCCGAAAAGGGATTCAAGGGCGGATGCGGTCTGCGATTCGGAAAGGTAAGGACGGAGCGAATCGTACACATCTTTGTACTTCTGGATAACGGATGCCTCTTTGTTGAGGTCTCTAATCTTATCGCGGTTCTCCTTTTCGGTGTTATCGCTACCTTTCCACGGGGTCTTGTTATATCGGGCATCGGATAGAATGTTGCCCTCAAGGGCAGCATCGACTTGGCGGATGGCATCGAGCAGTAGTTCTTTGCTCGCCTTATCGGTAGAGAGAGCCTTATCTTTTTCTTCGTTAATCTGCTTATACTCCTTGCCTACGCGCTCCAGATATTCGTAATATCCCTCATTCTCCTTCAAACCAAGCCCGGCTTTCTTGATGATTTCCGGGTCAAGAGTGTTGAGGACGGAGTTGACTTGCTTCGCCCAATCTCGCGGGTCGCCCGGCCTTACACCGCTCGTTTCGCGGCTTGCGGCATCAAACCTCTTGGCGGCATCCCTCATCGCGTCGGTGTATGCAATAGAGGCGATGTCAAGGTTGTTCTTGATTCCCGTCAAATCGTCTATAATGCCCTGTCCCGTGAGCCTTACGGTCTGCCTCTGGGTCTGCCCGGTAGGGTCGTTAATATCCATAACGACATCCTTGACCGCGCCGCTCAATTCGGAAGCAAGGGCTTTATACAGGTCGTTCTTACCACCAGTTCTGATGTAGTGGCGAAGCGCACCCTCCTCATCCGGGGTTGCCTCGCGGCCAAGAACCTCCTTGATTCTCGGAAGCAGACGGACAAACGCATCCTCCGCGTTCTGCTCCGCCTCTCCGTATGCTGCGGAAATGCCAGATTGAGCATCCGCGAGAAATCTCTCCTTGCTTGCGTTCTTCACCCTTTCCGCGAGGTGGTCGTAGATGTTTGCAAGGTTATTTACTTCAATACCCTCGTTCTTGAGTTGCTGGATGTATGGGTCGAACCTCTTTTCAATCGCCAGCTTCGCCTCATTGTACTCATCCGTACCCTCCTTTGCGGACTTGAGCGCACCATACAAGAGGTCAAGTTCCCGAATCTCGGAATTAAGTGCTTGGTCGTATTTCTTGGTGGTATCTTCGAGGGCTTTCGTAATCTTCTCCGATGCCGACAACTCTTTGTTTTGGCGTATGATTACAAACGTGAGGGCGGCAACCCCGGCGGCAATCGCAACATACGGATTTGAAAGATGAAGGGCGTTGAATGTCTTGACGAGCCGGAGGTTTGCGAACGCCATCTTGTCGGTTAGCCCGATGATAATATACTGTGCTACCTTGTACGCACCGAAGGTGGAAATAAGTTGAACCAAGAATCGCCCAAACTCCTCGCTGCTTGCGATAAGATTGCTTACGGAGCTTACAAGTTTCTTTAGGATTCCATCGTTCGCCTCACCGTATGCGTACATCAAGTTCTCCCAACGACCTTTGAGGATGTTAATCTGACCCGCGAGCGTCTTGGCGAGGACTTCCTGCATCTGGTAGAACTTGCCGCCTTCGCTCGTCATTCGCTTGAATGCCTCCTCGACCATTTCAAACGGAATCTCGCGCCTCGTCATCTTGTCGAACACCTCACCCAGAGATACCGCCCGTTCCTCCAATTCGGAGAACATCTTTGCGAGTTCGTCCAGCACGGGAACGCCATTCTGGGAGAATGAGCGAAGTTGAATACCGCGAAGGAAGCCGGAGGACTTAACGTGACCGTAAGCGAGGATGATTCTATCCATCGAAACGCCGACACCAGAAGCTACATCGCCGAGCATCTTGGTGGTTTCGAGCAGGGAATCCTTGCCAATGTTGAAGGCCGCAAGCTGCTTGGAATACTTCGCCAACTCGGAGAATCGGTAAGTGGAGTTGGACGAGAATCGGTAGAGGTCTTGGAAAATCTTATCGGCTGCGTCAATGTCTTGGAGCATCGTGCGAAGTGCCATTTTCTGCACCTCGAACTGACCCGTAACTTCGATGAGGGTGGAAAGGAAACGGCGAAGCCCATAGACGGAGAACGCACCACCCGTGAGAGTGCCGATGGTGCGGAGCATCTTCGCGGTATCGAACAACTTTGCGTTGGTTGCCGTGAGTGCATCCTTGTGACGGATTACAATTTTCTCCGAAGGAGCAGCCTTGACCGCAGCATTGAGGTCGCGCTGCGCCTTTTCTGCGTTCTTCAACTCCTTCACCAACTCTCGTATATTCTCCGTTCCGCCCTTCACGCCAGAGATTGCGAGGGCGTTACTCATCGTAGTATTGAATGCGTCAGCGGCGGCTTGCACCTTCGCCATCTGCTGATTGAACTGCTTGTCGTCAAGGATGACCGCGAAGTTCAAATTTTCCAAGTTTGCCATTATCTAAACAGTTGTTGGGTTGTGTAGGGTATCTTTCCTTCCTGTTGCGCCTTGCGCTTCGCCACGGCCCTGTCGTAAGCCGCCTGTTGAGCCGCAAATGCCGGGTCGTTTGGATTGACTCTCGTGTGCCTCGTATCGCTCTTGCCGCCCCTCGATACTGATTTGAATATCGTGTGAGGCAGGTCGGCTTGCATAATCTCTATCTGGGCGCAAGTGAGGACGCATCTGTACCCGAAGTTCCTCTCCCATCGGAATAACCGCCAGCGAGGATGGCCGTAAGAGGGGAAGTCCTTGACAAAAGCTGCTTCACATCCGAGAGTTGTGCGGCTCGGTACTGCTCGGCTTCCTTTTTCGTCAGTTTCATCCAGTCCGTCCTCATATCCGTCGAGTACACCATAATTTCGTAGTGCGCCAAAAGCGGAAGTTTTTTTTTACCTTCTTCAACGATTGGGAGAATCTGTGCCTCGCTATACCGATGCGCCAAAATGCGCCAGTAAATCCAATAGAAAAGGCGGATTTTGATGTCGTGGTTAAGAATCATTAATGCCGCCTCCTTGAAAGCGAAATACGGCTCAAGGGCCATATCTTTCAGTACCTCCGCACCAGTCTTGACGCTCTCTGCGGCGTTCTCTCTTTCAAGCCATACTTGGGATAGCCTTTCGAGTGTGTATGGCTTTATCCAGCGCAATCTGACGGATTTCTTCGTTCCGAGGATGTTTACTTTCGTGACGGAATTATTCACGATGTCGGCATACTCGCTCCTCGATTGCAGGGATGGTTGTTCGGGTTTATTCATTCGCTTGTAGAATTAAAGAAGGGGCAGGGCTTTCACCCCGCCCCTCGGTTTGGGTTTCCGTATCGCCCGATTACTGGCTGCTGACGGTGTGAGTCGGGAGCGGAGCGAAGTCGCCAGAGGCGTGTTCGTTCGGCATAACGACCGCATCGAAGTGAACGTAGGTCGGGGTGGAGTTGTCGTCGTGCTGCGGTTCGGAGAAGATGAACTTGACGCGAGCGAACGCGATGGCGGTTTTGCCGCTCTGGGAGATTGCGAGTACGGTGTACTCCTTCTCCTTCGAGCCGAGCTTATACGCCTTCGTGCCTTCGTAGGATTCGCTGGCCGAGATTTTCACCTTCGCGGCAGAGGCGGAGCCTTCCTCGAAAGCGAAGGACAGGAGCGCAACGGCGATGGAGGGGATGTTGCCCTGCATCGTGTAGTTCTCGCCAGCGTTCACCGCAGAGTCGATGACCTTGTGCTTCTGGTCGATTTTGGTCGAGGTGAACGAGGGCGCATCCTTGCTAATCTGGAACGAGTTTTCAAGGGTGAAGATTTCCTCCGCCTGTGAAAAGTCCACGCCACCAGTAATATCGAAATTTACGCCCGTACCAGCGACATACGGAATGAGCTTCAGCACGGAGTTGCCCGTGTTGAGGTCGTTGAGCATAGCTGATGTAAGAGTAGCTGCCATTTTTAGTCGGTTTTAGGTAGGTTTTTAATGTAAGTTTGGATGTTGAGTAGCCGAAAGTGATAACCGTTTCCATCGTCCGAATCGCCGAGGACGCGGAGGGAGAAAGGTTTGAAGGTCAGACTATCGCCAAGATACCCGACCGAGAGAAGCGCATCCACCTTTCCCTCCATAACGGAGAGTTTTTTGGAGTTCTTCATATTGCTCACGTTACGGGAGAAAAGCGCGATGGAGATAGTGCATTCTCCGAGGGTGTCTTTTCCCGTAAGGGCGCGAATCGGGCCGCTGACGCGAGCAACTACGAAGTCCGCGAGGTCGGCTTGCGTAGAACGGGGTCGGTTGGCCCACACATTCTTCGACACGTTAGCCGAACGGATAGCATCGCAGATTGCGGTCTCTATGGGTGTCTGGTCGTAAAGGCTCATAGTTTACGAGGGTTTAGGTACTGCGCCGGGAGTGAGATATTCGTTGCCGAAGAATCCGCCCCAATTGTCTTGGATGTCGCCACGCGCCGCGTTGAGCAAGTCCTCCTCCAATGCCACGTTATACCATCCTCC